GACCAATGGGTGAATGTGATGATATGATGGTTGAGCAATATCATAGAGAAATACGTTTAGTAGCTCCAGTAGTACCTATTCTTATTAAGTCAACTATATCAATTGAATTGGTTGAGTTACTTGAAGATGACCTTACTTTAACATTTAATCCAGAATTTTTGACTGAAAATGATTCAATAGAAGAATTTAAAAATCAAAAGTTTGCTATATTTGGTGGTGAAAATGCTAGATATTGGTATGACATATATATAAATTCTGGTATTAAAATAGATAAGGTACGATTTACTTCTATGAAAAAAGCGGCCTATGCAAAATATACTATTAATAGTTTCCTTGCAACCAAAGTTATATTTTTTAATGAGTTATATAGTATGTATTGTGATGATGGTTTTGATGAGTTGACAGAGTTAGTAGCTATGGATGAACGTATTGGGAAAAGTCATATGATGGTACCAGGACCTGATAGAGAATTTGGATTTGGTGGTATGTGTCTTCCAAAAGATACAAGTGCATTCGTTACATCAGGCAAAGGTACGCTTACCTTATTAGAAAAGGTTAGAAAAATTAATAAGGAGTTACGATGAAGATAGCATTATTAAATGATACCCATTGTGGTGTTAGAAATTCTTCACAAATATTCATAGACTTTCAAGAAAGATTTTATAACGAAGTCTTCTTCCCGCACTGTCTTACTAATGATATTAATCATATAATACATCTTGGTGATTATTATGACCATAGGAAATTTGTAAACTTTAAAGCTCTTAATGCTAATCGAAGACATTTCCTTGAGCCAATGAAAAAAGCTGGTATGACCATGGATATTATCCCAGGAAACCATGATGTATTCCATAAGAATACAAATGAGCTTTGTTCTCTTAAAGAATTATTAGGTTATTATACATCATGTATTAATATTATAATGAAACCTTCTACATTGAATTATGATGGATTAGATATTCATTTATTACCATGGATTAATCCAGAGAATCATAATACATCTATGGACTTCATTAGAAAAAATAAAGGTATAATCATGGCTCATTTAGAGTTAGCTGGTTTTGAAATGATGAGAGGTATTAAACAACCAAAGGGAAATGGTATGGGGGTTGAACCATTCAAACATTATGATATATGTTTGTCTGGTCATTATCATGTTTCAAGTCAACAAGATAACATAAGATACCTTGGTTCTCAGATGGAATTTACATGGGCAGATGCCGGTGATCAGAAACATTTTCATATACTTGATACAGAAACCAAAGAAATCGAAGCAATACCTAATCCATTGACATTATTTGAAAAAATATATTATGATGATACTGTACAAGACTACAATAATTTTGATATAAATATATGTACAGGCAAATTTGTTAAAGTAATTGTAGGGAATAAGTCGAATCCCTTCATGTTTGACAAGTTTATTGAACGAATATCAGAGCTAGATACACACGATTTAAAAATAGCTGAAAATTTCTCTGAGTTCTTAGGTGAGAATGTTCTTACCAACATAGAAGATGTAGAAAATACAACCGACTTAATGGCAAGTTATATAGATGGTGTGAATACAGATCTTGATAAAGATAAACTCAAGACGCTGATGAACAGTTTGTATAATGATGCTGTAGATATGGAGATACAATAATGAAAATGAAAAAAGTTTCTAAAAGTAGATGGACAATACTAGCACTTGTGGTAGTAGGTCTTATTGTTTTATTTAATGTAGCCGGCTGTGCAATGCTAGAAGCACAAATGACTAAAGCTAAAGGATTGGTTGGTGTAGGTAGTGACCCAGTTGTTATCGAAACACCAGTATGTGAAGAAGAATGCGTAGAGGAAATAAAAGGATAATAATATTATTAATATTATTATCATTATCTGTATGGGCAGAAATTGGTACATTAGAAACTGTATGGACTGATTTTAGCCCACAACCAATAGAGGTTGTGGATAATGAAGAAGTTACTTATGCTGCTGTTGAAGAAACAGCGGTTGAAGTTTCAGATCCAAAAGATGATTTGGATAAAGAAAAGTATAGAGTTTATTTTGAAGATAAATCTCTTGTATTGATGGTGCTTGGTGGTCTTGAATATTGGAAGATGAATTGCGGAACACTATCAAGCACAGGCGAATACTTTATGAAATTAGCAGTCAAAAAACATAGTATAGATATAGATGAAATGAATATGGATATGAGTTTCCAAACCGGTCTCTTTGCAGCGACCTTATATAATGATTGTGACATATTCCTAGGACAAGTAAATAGTATTGGTCTAGGAATGATGTTTATTAAATCTCAAGAAACTATTCCCCAACCGGAAGCAATAAATAACATACAAGATTTAGAGGTATAAGTATGTACAATAACGTTTATTGTGATATAATATACACATGATACAGTTCCAGAAACTAATATATAAAAACTTTCTTTCCACCGGCAACAATCCAATAACAATAGAACTTAATAAGAGTAAGTCTACTCTTATAGTAGGTACTAACGGATCTGGCAAATCTACAATCCTTGATGCACTATCCTTTGCCTTATTTGGTAAGGCCCATAGGAATGTATCTAAAGGAGGATTAGTCAATTCAGTCAATGGCAAAGGATGTGAAGTCAGTATAGAATTTGAAACCGTCGGCCATGATTTTAAAGTGGTGAGAGGAATCAAACCAAACTTCTTTGAAGTATGGCAAGATGGTAAGATGCTTGACCAACAGACCAACGTCAGAGACTATCAAAAATTCTTAGAACAAAATATCCTTAAGCTTAATCATAAATCATTCCATCAAATTGTTGTTCTTGGTTCGAGTTCGTTTATACCATTTATGCAATTGAAGGCATGGGATAGACGTGATGTCATTGAAGATTTATTAGACATTGGTGTATTCTCTAAGATGAAGAATGTATTAAAGGTAAGAAATTCTCAGGCTAAAGAAACCGCTAAAGGTTCTAAGATATCTTTAGATGGTAAGAAGGATCAAATAGTATATCAAAAGAAACACATATCTCAATTAGAATCTATCAATGAGAATGCAAAACAATCATTTGATAATGATATAGCAAAGACTCAAACAAAGATAGATGATCTTAAAATAAAATTAGATGCTTACTCCCCTGGCTTACGTGACCAATTAAATTTATTAAGAAAAGTTAGAGAAGATTTAGTTACTGAAAAAGGTAGATGTAATCATGAAATGAAAGAACTTGTTAGTACAGCTAAGTTCTTTGAGAATAATGATGATTGTCCTACATGTACTCAAGAGATTAATAAGCAATTAAAGACTGCAATGCTTATTGAAGTTAAACAACAAGCAAAGACAACTCAACATGATATTGATTTAAATAAATTAAAGTATCATGAGACTGCTGGAATATTACAAGAAGTACAAGATTCATTGGCAGCAGTCGCAGATATTAATACTCAAATGACTACACAAAATGCCACAATGGCAAATTTAATAAGTAAACAAGTTAATGAGGTTGATGTACAAGGTCCTAACTCTGACCTATTGACCATGCAAAATGAAGCAGATGATATACGTGAGATATTAGATACAGCCACCGATGACTTATTATATAACGATATAGCTGGTGAGATGCTCAAGGACACAGGTATACGAACTAAGATAATTAAAGAATACTTACCTGCCATGAATACTCTCATCAATAAGTATTTACAGGTCCTAGAATTCTTTGTAGCATTTCATTTGGATGAGAACTTTCAAGAGACAATTAAGTCTAGACATAGGGACTCATTTGTATATGACAATTTCTCAGAAGGAGAGAAGATGAGAATAGATTTAAGTCTGTTATTTGCATGGAGACAAATAGCCAAGATGAAGAATTCAACCAATACAAATCTGTTACTCCTTGATGAAACCTTTGATTCATCTCTTGATGAGGAAGGTGTGGATAATCTAATGAAGATTTTATTGACTCTGGAAGATGGTACAAATACATTTATCATCTCGCATAAACCAGACATGTTAGAAGGCAAATTAAAAGATAAAATTGTATTTATTAAGAAAAATAATTTTAGTTACATTTCTTAAACTACTCTATCGGGGTACCGCACCCCGCAACATCAATCCAGACAATACATTCTCTGGTACATCAACTCGCCGCGTCTGGACCTATAACTTTCCACACAAGCGGGTCAAACTATGATATAATGGTACATATAAAATAAAAAAAGGACATATTATGAATAAAGTGATAGAACAATTAATGACGAAATACCCTAAAAAGACTGAATTTTCAGCTGCTATGATTAAAGACGCGGCTGTTACTATTGGAGAAAATCCAAGATCAGCTTATGTGAATATACGTTATACACACAATGCACCTACGGTCAGACGTGGTGTATACAATTTGGAATCTATGATGCCTAAATCTGCAAGACCTAAAAAGGTCGCAGCTGAAATGATCAAGGGAGTTGCTTCCGTTTCTAACGATGAAGTTTTCGTTCCTGATTTTGATGAGACATTTGTTCCTTGGGGAAACTTTACTGAGATTGTAAAAGTTCTTAAGTCAAGAATGTTTTATCCAACTTATGTTTCTGGATTATCTGGTAATGGTAAGACATTTCAGATTGAACAGGCATGTGCGAAACTTAATCGTGAATATGTACGTGTTCAGATTTCTCCTGAGACTGATGAAGATGATCTAATCGGTGGTTTTCGTTTAATCAAAGGTGAGACTGTGTTTCAAAAAGGTCCAGTTATTAAAGCGATGGAAGCTGGTGCGGTCTTAATGATCGACGAGATTGATCGTGGAACAAATAAAATTATGTGTCTTCAAGGTGTTCTTGAAGGTAAGCCAGTTCTTATTAAAAAGACTGGTGAAGTTATTGAACCTAAAGAAGGTTTCAATATAATTGCTACAGCCAATACGAAAGGTAAAGGTTCAGATGACGGACGTTATTCTGGTGCGCAAATTATTGATGATGCTTTCCTAGAGCGTTTCACAATTACTCTTGAACAGACTTTCCCTACAGTAGCTACTGAAGAGAAAATCGTTATGAAGCACATGAAGAAATTTGAAGTTATAGATGAAGAATTTGCTAAGCTACTTGTTGGTTGGGCAGATGCTATTCGTAAAACTTTTTATGATGATGGAATTGATGAAGTTATTTCAACTCGTCGTTTGTGCCACATCGTTCAAACATTTTCAATCTTCAATAAACGTGACAAGGCAATTGCTCTTTGTGTGAATCGTTTTGATGAAGATACTAAATTAGCTTTTATAGACCTTTATGAAAAAGTTGATGCTACTATTAATGCTCCTGAAGATGAGCTTGATGAAGAAACATTGCTTGATGAAGCTGCAAATTTTAAAGATAACAACAATTGGGAGGACGAATAAAAATGAATTTATCTGCTCAAGAATATTTAGCCAAGCTATTAGCTAAAGAGAATCTTACGATTCAACATGGTAATTATTCAACAGCTTCGTTCGAACCTGTTAATCGTGTCTTGCGTTTGCCTTTATGGGCAGACAAAGGTAAAGATGTTTATGACCTTCTTGTTGGACATGAAGTTGGTCATGCTCTATTTACTCCTGTTGACGGATGGCATGATGCTGATAAAAAAATTGGTAAAATCCCAAGAGCTTATTTAAACATCGTTGAAGATATACGTATCGAACGTAAAATCCAAGAGAGATATCCTGGAATCGTTCGTCGTTTCAAAGCGGGTTATACAAAATTATTTGATGACAATCTATTTGGTACTGACGATAGGGACATCAACGAAGCTGGACTTATGGACAGACTTAATGTTAGTTCGAAAGGTCGTGGTTATATTCCAGTTGAATTCTCAAATGAAGAATCTCCATTAGTTAAAGAAGCTATGGCGGTTGAGACTTGGGATGACGTTATTAAAGTTTGTAAAAAATTCTATGATTTCATAGAAGAGAATAAAGAAGAGGAAGAGGAAACTGATATGCCTATGGAGAAATCTGATGGTGAAGGTGAGCCTGAAGAATCTTCTGGTGAATCTTCTGAGTCTGGTGATGAGCCTAGCGATGATGAGTCTGAAGGTGAAGGTGATACTGAAGGTGAAAGTGATTCTGAAAAAGGTGATTCTGAAAAAGAAGAGCGTGAGCCTGGACATGAGACTTATACTGAAGATACTTTTAGAGAAAACGAAGAAGAATTACTTGAGAAAAAAGAAGATCGTTATGAGGACGAAGCTAAACAATCCACATTCTCTTCTGGTATTTCAGATGTAAACCTTAATAAAATATTATATTCTTATAAAGACGCAAATGAAATGCGTATGATACATATGGAAGAACTTAGAGAGGGTGAATTAGAATACACTCCTTATACTTCAGTTCCATGTAAAGATGATTGGACTGAAACTAAAGCTAGTTTTAAGTCGCAAGCTTCTTTAATAGCTAAAGACTTTGAACGTAAGAAAGCTGCATATGAATATTCACGTGCGACTACTGCTAAGACTGGAAAGCTTGATCCTTTAAAAATGCATTCATACAAATATTCTGAAGATATCTTTTTAACTACTACTCAGTTAGCTCAAGCAAAATCACATGGAATTATGTTGTTCTTAGATCTTTCTGGATCTATGTGTGACATCATTGAAGATGTTGTTGCTCAAGCAATTACTATTGCTATGTTCTGTCGTCAAGTGAATATTCCTTTTGATGCATATTCATTTACTACAGGTGCATATTGGAGATCTTATGGTGAAGGTATGAGAGAAATTAAAAATGGTCCTAGCGAAATGGAAACTGAAAATGTTAAGATTGTTGAGATGTTCTCTTCAAAAATGAATAAGAAAACTTTTGAAGAAGCAGCTTATACAATGTTTGCGATTGGTAAAGCCCATTCATATAGCCGCGCTACTTCATATCATGTATCTAGTAATACTTTACATGCAATTGACCAAATGGGTTCTACTCCTTTAATTCAAACTGTTTTCTTAGCGGCACGTCTTACAAAGGCATTCACTAAAAAACATGCAATACAAAATACAAACATTATGTTTTTAACTGATGGTTGTCCTGATGGAATAAGAATTGAAGAAGATAAAGATGCTAATGTAAAAACTCATGCACATAACAAAATGATTAACTTTGATGGCAAAATGCTTGAAGGTTCAAACGCAAGGGATATCTATGAAAAAGCATTAGGTCGTCTTCGTGAATTGACTAGTGCTACTCTTATGGGTTTCCATCTTGCTTCTGATGCCTCAACTTTTGGTTCAGGTCTTTATGGAGTTAATACTGATAAAAATGGACGCTATGTTGAATTTTCTGATACTATTAAAGCTTGGAGAAAAGAAGGTTTTTCAGAGTGGAAAAATTCAAAAGGTTATGATAACTATTTCATAATCAAGATTAATAAGAGTTCAAGGTTTGACTCTGACGAATTTACTCCTAAGAAAGCTGAGACAATAGGTGATCTTAAACGTGAATTTAAAAAGTTTAACAAGACTAAGAAAGGTAATAAGCAGTTAGTTGCAAGGATAACTGATGCGGTAGCTGCTTAAAAATAAATTTAAAAAAGGTATGTACTTATGAACAAACTATGATATAATAATAGTATATGAAATTTAATGAAGCAAAGAATCTAAAGGATGTTTCAGACTATGTAGAAAAGACCTATTCAGGTCATTACACGTCTGCTAATGGCATTCAAAGTATGGATCTAATCTCATCTTCTGGACGAGGTTTAGATTTTTGTCTTGGTAATGTATTAAAATACGCATCGAGATATGGTAAGAAAAACGGAGCTAATAGAATTGATCTGATGAAGATTATTCATTATGCGTTGTTAGCAATGAATGAGCATGACATAAAGGAGTCAAATGAAAATTAGTAATGAAATAAAAGATGTATTGAATAACTTTCAATCAATCAATAGTAATATTGCAATCGGTGAGGAAGGTGGAATGATTCGTACCATGTCAGTGTCTAAAACACTTATGGCAAAAGCAAACGTAACACCTGAAGCACCATATGAATGGCCATATACTTTTGGCATATATGACTTAGGAGAATTCTTAGCTTGTCTTAATATGTTCGATGATCCTGTTTTGTCATTTGATGACGATAAGAAGTTTGTAAATATTACAGATGGTATTACATCATTCAAATATTACTTCTCTGAGATAGACATTCTAACAGTCCCTACACAAGACATTAATTTAGAATGTGATGACTTGCATTTCACACTTACACATGACGAACTAAGCCAACTTCGTAAAGCTTCTGCTACTCTTAAGACAAATAACTTAAGTGTACGAATGAGTCATACTGGTTCTGAGTTTATTGAGTGTGTAATACTAGATAAACAAAACCCAACATCTAACCAATTTACAATGAACATCGCAAATTGTGTTATAAATACTAGTGCTAAGTTTGATTTTGTTTTTGATATAAACAATTTCAAATTTAAACCTGCCATTGAATATGTTTTTGGCATAGACAAAAAGCAGGTAGCATTAATTAAAGCCGGCAACACAGATTACTGGGTTGCTCTTGATAAAACTACAACATATAAGGAATAAATATGGCAGATACAAAAGATCCAGATGAAGCAATGGATGCAACTGAAGAAATGGATGCGGTAGCTACAGCAGTAGATACAGCACCAATGGATTCAATGCAAACTGCACCTCCAGCGGAAGGTGAAGCACCTGCAGAGCAAGGTCTTAATCTAAGTGATATTAGAGCATGCGTTACAATTATTGATATTGTAACTAAGCGAGGAGCATTTGAAGGTGCTGAACTTGCTGACGTTGGCTCAGTACGTAATCGTTTAGATAACTTCTTGAATGCAGCAGCTGAAGCTCAAAAACCAGCTGAAGGCGAAGCAAAAACAACAACAGCTTAGTATGTACAAATAAGCTTAAATGTGATATAATGGTATCACATTAATTATATTATGAGGTATGAGTGAAGGAATTCTTATTCGTAGAAAAGTATAGGCCACAAATTATTGAGGATTGCATTCTCCCTAAGTCACTCAAAAATACTTTCCAAAGTATTGTTGACAAGGGAGAACTCGTCAATATGATGTTTACTGGTTCGGCTGGTGTAGGTAAGACTACAGTAGCCAAAGCTTTATGTAATGAATTAGGTTTAGACTATATGTTAATCAATGGATCCGAAGACGGTAACATTGATACTCTACGTGGTAAAATTAAACAATTCGCAAGTACCGTATCGTTACAAGGTGGACAAAAGGTAGTCATTCTCGATGAGGCTGATTACTTAAATCCCCAATCTACCCAACCTGCATTACGTGGGTTCATAGAGGAGTTCTCTTCTAATTGTAGATTTATACTTACTTGTAATTTTAAGAATCGTATAATAGATCCTCTCCATTCGAGATGTTCTATATATGAATTCGATTATGGTGTTCAGAATGCTTTTATAGCTGCTGACTTTATGAAGCGGCTTCAATGGATTCTTGATTGCGAAGAAATTAAATACGATAATCAAGTTCTTTCTGAATTGATTATGAAATATATACCAGACTGGAGACGTATCTTAAATGAATGTCAGCGGTATGGGATGAGTGGCACCATAGATACCGGAGTTCTTGTTACTCTATCTGAGTCAAGTATTAATGGATTGATGGAAGATCTAAAAACTAAAAATTTTAAAAAGATGCGTAAGTGGGTAACAGATAACATGGACGTAGAATCAACAAAGTTATTTAGAATGGTTTATGATAACATGGTTGAGTATGTGACGCCTTCAAGCATTCCACAATTAGTACTCATACTTGCAGACTATTCCTATAAGGATAGTTTTGTAGCTGATCATGAATTAAACGTGGTGGCATGTATGACTGAAATTATGTCACAAATTAAATTTAAATAGGAGACTAGTATGGTACAGGAATTAGCAAACTATGCATCTATAATTATAGCATTAGCCATGGTTAATGTTGTATGGCAATTAGAAAAAGCCAGTAAATTATTAAAAGCAATGAATAGTTTTTTAGCAAAGGGAATAGTAGATGAATAGAAAAGATGCACAAGAACTTTTACGTGATGATATATGTGAAGTATTATTTGAAAAGAAAGATGGTACTGAACGTCTAATGAAATGCACATTAAATTTTGATCATATACCTGAAGATATGAAACCTTTAAATATCCTTGATCCTAAAAAAGTATTAGAGAAATTAAATATATTAAAAGTATTTGATATAGAGAAGCAGGGATGGAGATCTTTTGATATAGAGAATGTTAAATATATAAAAACAAAATGAATCCATTTGAATTAATCAAATCAATATCATCTACCAAGAAAGATATACTTGAAAATGAGAAAGATTATAATGCCTTTATGGTTAATCGTGGTCTGTCTTACTTCCCAGACACAGTAATATATGCCAATGAAATGAACAAATACCACCATCTGGATAGCCGCTTACAGTATCAATTTCTTATAAATACTATTAGAAAACGTAATCG